ACATAAACGGCACCAGCTCCGATTGCTGCTAATAATGCAATAAGCGGAGCCGCTGCAACGGCCTTGGCTGCAAGGGCCGTAAGGCCAAGAGCAACTGCGATGCCTTTTATCCCTGCAATTAACGGCCCGAGCATAGCCCCTACCTTCATCACCAGCGCTACTATTGGGCCGGCAGCAGCTCCGATGGCGATAACTGCGGCGGCTGTCGTGATGACAGACTCAGGAAGGGCTCCAACTGCATTCACAAGAGCTGTTACACCTTTAACCAACGGGATAACTGCAGGCAATAACTTCACGCCGACTGCAATTGATAGTTTCTCAACTGCATTCTGAAAATCTTTAAATTTCTGCGTCGGATCTTCTTCCATAAGACCCGCAATAGCTCCAGCTCCTTCTTTCTCAATCCTTTTCAGTGCATTGATGACAACTTCTGCGGTGACTTTTCCTTCTGACGCTAATTTTTTGAGTTGCCCAATAGGGACACCCATTTCTTTCGCAATAATCTGATTTAATTTCGGTAATTGCTCAGCAATACTTCTAAATTCATCACCTTGCAAACGACCAGAACCCAATGCCTGTGCTAACTGCAAGAATGCGCCTGATGCAGCCGCAGCACTAACACCCGATAACTTGGCGGCAGTATTAAAGCCAACAAATGTTGATTCAATATCTTTCAGCTCAATACCGATCGGTCTTAATCGTGCATAAATATCAGTAACACCAGAAAGTGCCTCTGTTTGACTTAATCCAAAGGTCTTTGCTGCCTTAGCTGCTAATTGCTGAGCTTTCGCATTTTCTCCGTATTCCTGACTTAATAACCTCAGCCTTAACTCTGTTTGTTTGAACGTCGCCGCCACATTCACCATGCGACGACCTGTTTCTGCAAGTGCTAAACGACCTAAAACACCTTGCAAACCGCCAATTCTAGTTGTCGCATTCTTTACTCGATCAGCTAAACCCCTTGATGCACCTTGCATCTCGCGGATCTGCTTTATAGCAGCCCGCGCATCAACCCTAAACCTGATATTTGACTCGGCCACAGAACTCCGTCACGTAATCAGATTCTATCGATAACGCTTAGCTTTCTCAGCTTCTTGTCGTTCATTATCTGCTTTTAATTCGTAATACGCCGCAAAATACATAAATTCCGCATCAGTCAATTCCGTCCGAAGACGTGAAACTGTCATTCCTAATTCGCAGGCCAAGAAAAACTCAAAGTAGAGCCAACCGGACTGCCTTAGTCGTTTTTTGCGTCTTGGACCGTTCCGTCTGCTGCTAATCCATGCAAGAACAATTCAACTTCATTTAATACATCTTCGGGTAATTCTCTTTGCAGTTTTGCCGCATCCGCCATTGCAAATGCCTTGCCCCCATCTTCGAGCTCAGCCATCTGACACAACATTTGTGTGCTGATTTTTAAAGAATCCTCACTGTTTGCAGTCGCCATCGCTCTCATTCGATCAGAGCGAGTAATGGGCTTGAAATATAATTCAACCAAAAGATCACCTTTTGAATCTTTTAATTCAAATTTACGGCGTTCATTAAGATCAAACGCACCGCAGATCAGATCAACAGTGCGTTCTTTTGGGGTTGTTGGGGTTGACATTAAACAGCGAGAGTAGGAGCACCGTTAAACGTAAAGCTAACGCTTACGGCTTCTAGCTCGCCGATACTAGCCCCATAGTCTGTTCCAGTCACTAAGATGCTGCCTTCTATCTTTTTCCCGCCTGATTCATCAAGGTAAAGTTCAACAAAAGCATTGGCAGGATCTTCTGTTGTAACAATCTCCTTAATTAAATCAAGTTTGTCGCCAGAACCAGGGGCGTCATAAAAGACTTCAACTGATCCTGATCCACCAAGCATTCCACCCACATATTTATGGGCAGTATCTCCGTGAGCATCGCAAGAGAGCGAATCTTTTGAAAGTGATGCACTCCAAGACCGCACGGCAGCGATTTCTGAAACACCGCCAGAAGCATCTTTGTCGAATTTGACAGTGCCTTGTTGTCCGCGATAAAAAGCCATAATTAAATGTCGAGGGTGATTGCGCCGTTAGTAACGAAGTTGCAGGTAACCACCTCAACTTCACCAACAGAGGCAGTGTATGAAGCACCCGTAATTACCCCGTCGAAGCTGATTTTCTTAGATCCAGAAGTATCAAGATAAAGCTCGAAAAGAGCGCCTCCCGCATCTGTCGCTGTATTTGCAGCTTCAATAAAGACGTTCGTTTCGTCACCAGAGCTAGCGGTATAGAGCAGCTCAACGCTACCCGATCCACTAATAAGTCCTCCGACGTTTGCCCTGTAAGTCGCACCTAACGCCGTGGACTCCAATGCTTCTTTTTCTACTGTCATGGTCCAAGACCGGGTGCTCGTAATAGCAGCAGCACTTGAGCCGGCATCGTCAAATTTGACTGAGCCTTCTTCGCCGCGGTAAAAAGCCATTAGTTAAAGATCCTCGAAAACTTCAAATGTGCAACGCACTTGAGTTAGAAAATAACCCTCTGGCTGTGGCGCGGCCATAACCTCAGGCCCAATCGGAGGATCAAAATGAACACCCGATACGGTAATTCTATTGTAGAGGTCTCTAACTCTTTTGCCGATTGTTAAATTATCTCCGGGGCCAACACCTTTTGCTGAATAAATACTGATCGAAACAAGTCCAGTCAAATTATTACTTGAGCTAGAACTATCCCCCATCGTTAAATATTCACTGCTGCTAAAGCCAACGCTGCATTGACACCAACTTGTCCCTGGCGTTGGTGTATAAGGCATATTATGGAAGACAACAGGGATTGCAGGCGAACTGTCTAGTTCAGTTTTCAACCGACCTTCAATTGTCGAACGTACCGTGTTGAGATTTAAAGCAGCCATCTAATATTTCCCTGAGTTGGCCATCCTTGACCATTCTGCTTGAGCCCATTTCTCCATGCCTTTTGCGATTAATTCGGGATAACCAGGCACAGCATTTTGTTTCGAGCGATAAGTACCACCCCAAGACCTTGGTAAATTTGTTCCAAAAGCGACTGGTTCGGCATACTCCATATTGTTCGCAATGATGTAATTATTCCCTACTTTTTCATTGCCTCGAGTGTAGCCCTCATACCGTTGACTCTCTGTTCGAACCGCCTGAGTCGCCGAATCTGCTATTACAACCGGTTTAGTTGTACTCCTCCCTTTTGGCATGTTTTTAGTTTTTACCCCATCCCCATGTTTCGGAGCTGAATTTTGTCCGATCGTCCAAGCATTTCGCAGACGACCCGTATCAACGGGAGTTGCGAGTTTCAACCTTGCATCACTTTCTAAGACAACAGCATGAAGAAGAGCATTGAAAGAATCTTCGCAATGAGCGCCTTCATCCCCGAGTTTAATGGTTGGACCTTTCATTATGCTCTCAAAATTAATTTGTAGCTCAAAGCTATGCCGGCCTGTTTAATAGTCTCGACACGGATGATTTGATGATTAACACTTCCAACAACGACACGATCTGCTGTTGATGGAGCACTTGAAACAGCACCTGCTGCAATCATGCACTTGCGATCATCAGCCTGGATTAATTCATTCACCTCACTCGCCCGAATTTCTTCCATAACAGCTTTGACCGTCGTGTCACTAGTGCTTTCAGCAATCACACCGGTCGTTGTGTTATACGATCCGAGCGTCACGGTTCGAAGCGTCACATCTTCCCCAATACCGGGGATGTCTGTAACGTTTTGAACTGCTTTCTGGATAGCAGCGGCTAATCCCATCAGACCCGATAAGCGACACAAGCACCGCTAGCTAGCGTGATACTAGTAAAGTCGCCATACAATGAGAAATTTGCAGGAAAAGATTCACTTGCAATTGAGTTGCCAGTCAAGTTTGAAGTTGCAGCAGAAACTTCTGTTGCTTCATAAAAGTCAATCCGCTTGAAGCGACCTGTATGAGCTGCAGTATTGGTGATTAACTCACCCCCGACTGCATAATCTGGTTCGGCGTAGTTCATGCTGAGTTAGCTCCTCTTAATAGATACGTTACCTGGACCGGCAACGCGCAGGCCGGTGAAATACCGTTCCACCATAGGCGGAATGTGATTCGCCCAAACCGGGCCCCATCGATACGGTTCGACTGCGACTCCGCCAACGCCTACTCTTTGATAAGC